AAACCTATTTCGCCCCCATCATAAACACACGACTTGTTACCTTCCGGCTCTTGTCCTATGCACAGGAAAGCAGGTGCATCTACTCTCATGTGTTTATGGTGGAGGCGCCCGGTACCGCCCCGGGGTCCAAATACGCTTTGTAACGTCTACGATTTATTTATATACTAGTTTTGATGTTTTGTCAACCAAAAAATAAATTTTTTACGTTTCCCGCGATAATCATAACACATGTGATTACATGTAATACAATCCAAAAGGTGCGAAAAGCCAGTGCCTTCTTTACATCACTTTGTGTAATAGGAAGGAATTCTGGCTTATCGTCGTCTGTTATACCTATGGGCATTCCGACTGTTCTGGCCCAAGTTTTGAGCCAACGTCTTTGCCCACTCATTACATTGCGTTCTTTTTGTCTTGGATTTCGGCTCTACGTGTTTTAGTTAGTTTGCCTAGATCACCTAGTGCTTTTCTAGCTCTTGCAGCCGCAGCCTTTACACCTTTGTTTTCAAAAGTTTCTGCTTCTGCTAGATAGTTATTAAACGCTTGAACAATTTGTTCGTGTTGTGAAAGTTCACTCATGCTGTTTCTCCTGTTACAATTTCATAAATTTCTTTCCAATTGACAACCTTCTTTACATCCGGACTGTCATAGTGCATATTGAAGCCGTGTTCAACAAGTATAGGTTTGAGTCCAAACTTTAAACCTGCTTCGGCATTTTCAATTTTATCTTCGATCCAGTACAATCCTGAATCATTATATTTTGACAGTGCATTATCTTTGTCTGCACCTGTCTCTAAACAAAGAACTTTTTCAAATGCTGTTTTGCCAAACAGTTTTTCTAAGTTCATTGCCCGTAATTTGCCTGCATTCTTATCTGTGCTTAAACTAGTTATACAGTGAAACACAAAGCCGTGTTCTTCGTGGAGCCGTTTTACATAATACATTGCGTCACGAAGTGCTGGCAAAAATCCTATTGCTGCGCTCTCATTAAATATTTTTACTAATTTGTTTGATTGCTCTTTGGTAATGTTAAATCTATGTGCAATGTCATATTCCCAATTACCATTCTCAACTTGTGTATGACCGTGTTGCTCCATCCAGCAACAAAACGCATATTCCCAATTGAGCAGAACTCCGTCTGCATCGGTAAGTATAATTTTCTTCATTTTGCCTCTTTCTTTGCCTTATTGTGTCTTTATAATAACATAGAAAATTATATTTGTCAACCACCCGCAAACACATTTGGAGATCCTGCGGCTACACTTGTACAACCGCTTATTGAATCTCCTATCCTACCACAGCCTTTTCCGTTAATAAAAACTGTGGTAGACCCTACAGCAATAGGGGCTGCATGTGACGGGCAAGGGTCTCCTGGTAGTAGGTGTGATGTGTTAACATCACCTTGTCTGCTAATTGGAATACCGTTAGCATATACATTTGGACTGTGAGCAGATCTTACCATTCCTGAACAGTGAGCTACGTCTGCATCACCTTTACGAGTTACTGCGGGCACGTTCTATCTCCATTAACTTTTCAAGCCTTCCCGGCCAAAGATCAATTTCTGCATGTTGTTCTTCTGTGTGGGGAGGTTCAGGAATACTAGGATTAAACTCTATTACATGATCAAAGTCTAAAGGAATAGCATCATACTCTGTGTATGTTTCTAAAACTCCAGCTCTCTTGACCACGAATTTATGCAAGACTTGTTTGTATTCCTGTTGTTGTAGTGATATACTGGTTAGCAATATCTTTGTCAGTTTTTGCCATCCAAGCAATCGCTGTTTTATTTATTTTGATTTTTGAGTCTGCAGGAACACTAAAAGCAAAAGGACCAAGTCCTAGTCCTGTTTGCGTTGCCATAATAGACAAAGGTTTTGCTATTGTGACTTGCTTGTCGTCTTCTGCAAGATACTTTGCAACAACTTCTTCTGCATAGATTGTTTTTATAGAGACGATATCGTTCTCTTTGAGAGGTGTGTCAATTAACATTATAGGCTGTATCCTGTACCGTTATAGTTTGTGTCTTCTAAGTGTCCTGCAAGATTTTCGTATCCACCAATCTTTTGTCCGTTTACTACAATTTGTGGAAAGGTACGTGCTTCAGGAAACTCTGCTAAAACATCTTCTCTTTCAAAATCAACACCTAGTTGCTTGTATTCATAATCGAGTTGACGCATTTCGCATAGTCTTTTTGCCGATTCACAATGTGGACAATTCGGCTTGCCCCAAATGTATATCATAGTGAAAATCCTTTTAGTGCATCTTTATCAACGTCTTGTTTAATGCCGCCGATGATATAAGATTCAACTTCTGTTTCTTGTGGTGCAACTTGTAAGCCTGAGCTTGACAACCAGTGTTGTGTCCAAGGCAGTGGGTTAGTGTTTACTGGTGCATCAAAGATAGCATTTAGTCCAAGTGCTTTAAGTCTACGGTTAGCAATGTATTCTACATACTGATTAAGAAGATTAGTGTTCAAACCAATCATACTACCGTCTTTGAACAAATACTCTGCCCAAGCCTTTTCTTCTTCTACACATTCACGCCACAAGTCATATACTTCTGCTTCGCACTCTTTTGCAACTTTAGCCATTTCTGGATCGTCTTTGCCTTGAGCCCAAAGTTTTAGTACGTGTGTGCTTAGTGCAAGGTGCTGTGCTTCATCACGAGCAATTAGTGAAATAATCTTAGCACTACCTTCCATTAACTTTAGCTCTCCAAAGCCAAATGTGCAAGCAAATGAAACATAGAAACGCAAACCTTCAAGAATGTTTACAGTCATCATAGCAAGATAAAGTTTCTTCTTAACTTCATACATTGAACCTTCGCCGCGATGCTGAAATGCATCTGCTGCTTCGTTAAACGCATCATAGTGTTTGGTTACACTCACAGCACGTTCAATAATCTTTTCATCATCTAAAATAGTATCAAACACTTCGCTTGGATCCGGATACACATTTTTCATAATGTGTGTATACGAACGTGAGTGAATAGTTTCAAAAAAGTCCCAAGTAACAATACATCCTTCTAGTTCAGGTAATGAACAGTGTGGAAGGAATGCTAAACAAGGACCACGTCCTTGTACGCTGTCTAGCAGTGTTTGATACTTTAGGTTAGCAGTAAAGATATGTTTCTGCTCTGGACGGAAGTTAGCATAGTCTGCTCTATCTTTTTGCAATGAAACTTCTTCTGGACGCCAGAAGTAACCTAGCATGGTTTGATTTAATTTATCGAACACAGGAAATTTAAATGTATCATATCTCTGTGTGTTTTGATCTGCACCGAAAAACATTGTTTCTTTGGTGAAATCTACTTTGTCTCTGTTGAATACTGTCTTCGACATTCCTTTAATCCTTAGTTTTGTTTTACTTAGTATATACGATCAAATGCGCTATGTCAACCTAAATTGCACATGCTTCGCACATTTCATCGTCATCTGTAGCTAGTGTTGCTGGCTGCACTTCTGGCTGATTATCATGCCACCCTATCGAGTGAGCAGGCTCATCAGTCATTTCACTAGGATCAGTTTTGTAGTCGTATGTATTCTGATAATATGAAGTCTTCCAACCTAACTTATAGGTATTTAGCAGGTCTTTAATCATTACACTCATTGGAACTTCGTTATCATCAAACTGTGTAGGATTATATGACCAGTTGCCGCTAATAGCTTGGTCAAAGAACTTTTGCATCACTGCGACAACGTTGATGTAACCTTCGTTGCTAGGCATGTCCCACAACAAGGTGTAGTATTGCTTAAGGCTTTGATATTGTGGGACAATCTGTTTAAGGGGTCCTTTTTTGCTTTTCTTAACGGACAAGTATCCTCTAGGTGGCTCGATTCCGTTTGTTGCGTTCGACACAACGGAACTGCTCTCCGATGGCATCTGTGCGGACAGTGTTGAGTGCCGTAATCCGTATTCAGTGATGTCCTTCCTAAGAGCAGACCAATCATAATTTAATTTATTCTCCACAACAGCATCTACATCCTTTTTGTAAGTGTCAATTGGAAGTATGCCGTCTGCGTATTTAGTACGATCAAATGCATCACAAGCACCACGTTCTTTAGCAAGTTCATTACTTGCTTTTAACAAATAGTATTGGAATGCTTCTGTTAAATCATGTACAAGTTTCCACGCATTTGGATCGCTATATTGTACTTTATGTTTCGCAAGATAGTGTGCTAACCCAATGTAACCAATGCCAAGCGAACGTCTTGCCTTTGTGCTAATCTCAGCTGCCTTAATAGGATAGCGTTGATAATCGATAATTTCTTCTAAACTGCGAACAGCAAGATCACATAGTTCTTCTAAGTCATCTAAGTTTTTAATAATACCTACATTGATTGCACTTAGAATACATAATGCAATCTCGCCTTCTTCGTCGTCAATATGCTGTAGTGGCTTTGTAGGTAGAGTAATCTCTTGGCACAAGTTGCTCATATATACTGTGTCTTTAAATGAGCTGTGTGTATTACAATGATCTACATTCATAATATAAATGCGTCCTGTTTCTGCACGTTCTTTAATTAGTGCTGAGAACAGTTCCATTGCATCAATTTTCTTTTTCTTAATGCTTGTAGCACGTTCATACTTTCGTATAGCTCTTTAAATGCA